CGTATCCAATCGCTACGCTTACATGGATTCTTGCTTATGAAGAAGGCAATGGTAGAAATACTAAAGCCGTCCAAGAATCACTTAACTACTTGCTAAGTGATAAAGCCCAGGCTAAGGCTCCCTCTCTTGGATTTGTACCTCTTAAAGGTGATATTCTTTCCAAGTCTCGTGCTGCAGTAAAGCGTATTGGTAAGTAAATTAAATCCTTAATTCTATTTATAGAATGGTCTCATGTGATTCAACATGAAAAGGCGGCACCTCATTGTGCCACCTCGCGAGTGTCGATGGCAGAAAGTAGATTTCCAATCTAACTTAACAGGGGTTCGATTCCCCTCACTCGCTTTTGGCTTTTGGCCCGTACGCGGATACCCATTAGCCGTCTAGACGGTGGGATAGACCACAAAATGATTAATTTAATTTGTGCACGATGATGATTTATACCTTTAGTAATTTTTAAATATATAAAAAATGGCACATCAAAATGCTAATGAGCCGCTCGCTGATCTGACGCGGCCTGGTCAATCGAACTCGACAGGTGATGCGAGAGCCCTTTACCTCAAGCTCTTCTCAGGAGAGATGTTTAAAGGCTTCCAACACAATGCGATAGCTCGTGACCTCGTTATGAAGCGTACCTTGACGAACGGTAAATCTTTACAGTTCATCTACACAGGTCGCACAACTGCTGAGTACCACACTCCAGGTAACAGCATACTAGGTAACTCTGATGGTGCACCTCCAGTAGCTGAGAAGACCATCACAGTTGATGATCTACTTATCTCTAGTGCATTCGTTTATAACCTAGATGAAACTCTGGCTCATTATGATTTGAGATCAGAAATATCTCGTAAGATTGGTTATGCTCTAGCTGAGAAATATGACCGTTTAATCTTTAGAGCTATCACACGTGGTGCTCGTGCTGCACACCCAATCACAAAGGCTAACTTTGTAGAGCCAGGTGGTACACAAATCCGTGTAGGTACTAACAACCAAGCATCAGATGCTTATGTACCAGCTTCACTTGTAAACGCTTTCTATGATGCAGCAGCTGCATTAGATGAGAAAGGTGTAAGTTCTGAGGGACGTGTAGGTGTTCTTAACCCTAGACAGTACTATGAGCTTATACAACAGGTAGGAGATAATGGTCTTATAAACCGTGATGAACAAGGTACAGCCCGTCAAAGAGGCAATGGTATTGTTGAGATCGCTGGTATTAAGATCTACAAATCTATGAACATACCATTCTTTAGTCAGTATGGTACTAAGTATGGCTCAGCTTCCGCTACTAACCCTGGCGTAACTGATCCTGGTAACTCTGGTTCATTCGTTTCAGCCGCTGTTGAAGATGCAGCTACTGACGTAACAGGAATCAACAACGAGTATGGTGAAGAAACAGAATTCGCTAACTCTTGTGGACTCATCTTCCAAAGAGAAGGAGCTGGTTGTGTAGAAGCAATTGGACCTTCCGTACAAATCACCTCTGGTGACGTATCCGTGATTTATCAGGGTGACGTTATCCTTGGTCGTTTAGCAATGGGTGCTGACTTTGTTAACCCTGCAGCTTGCGTCGAATTGATCGCAGGTGCTGCAGTAGGTTCATCAGGAAACGCTGCATTCTAATTTATATAAGGGGGGTCTTCGGACTCCCTTTTTTTTATTCATATTATTTAACATGGCTTTACCTACCACTAACGCTACAACAGAATTACCTGCAGTCAATCAGATCTTAGCGTCGGTTGGTCAGGCACCTGTAACAACTCTTGATCAAACCAACCCAGACGTTGCGATTGCATATGATACTTTAATCCAAGTATCTCAAGAGGTTCAAGCAGAAGGCTGGACATTTAATAAAGAATACGATTATCCATTTACACCTGATAATGATAATCATATTATTTATCCTCCTAATGTTTTACAGATGGATTTAACAGAAGATGATTTAAGAAATGTAACCAACGCTACAAAGAAGATAGACGTCATTCGTAGAGCTGGTAAATATACTAGAATACCTACAAAACTTACTGTACTACAAAACGGTACAGGAAGCGGTACCAACGGTACTGTCTTTAATGTTGCTACTACAACTAACGGTTCAGGTACAGGATTTCGTGCTAACCTTACAATAGAAGGTAATGTAGTAACAGCTATTACAGTTGCTGCAGGAGGATCTAGTTATTTGATTGGTGATAATGTAACTATAGCAGCATCAGATGCAGGTACAAGTGCAGATGTAGTCGGAAGTATATCAGATGCAACACCTGAAAAATCAATGGTATATGATAGGCAGAATCATACCTTTGAATTTACAAATTCAGAATATAAATTTAATGTAGTATGGTATTTTGATTGGACAGATCTTCCAATACCTATGAAAGATTATATAACTGCTAGAGCTGCCGCTATAACTTCAAGTAGAATTGTAGGGGATAATGCTTTATATCAACAGTTAAAAGCAAAAGAATTAGAATGTAGAACTATAGCTTTAGAATACGAATGTAATCAGGGCCAATTCACTTTCTTTGGTCACCCCAAAGGTGGTAACTATTACAACAGCTACAAACCATACCATGCTTTACAAAGATAATGCCAAATGTCACACAAACAATTCCAAATTATTTAGGTGGTGTATCTAAACAACCTGATACTAAAAAATTACCTGGACAATTATCTGAGTGTATCAATGGTTATCCTGATCCTACCTTTGGTCTCATCAAACGACCTGGGTTTAAATTCATTAAAGGTCTTGGTAATGAAAACACTTTAACCAATGCTAAATGGTTTTACATCCATAGGGATGGCGATGAAAAATACATAGGTTGTATCAAAGGTACAGCTATTAATATTTGGAATGTAACTACTGGAGTAGCTGCTACAGTTACGAACAATGGGACTAGTTATCTTACAGGTACTACAGCTAACCATTATGATGTCTTAACTGTACAAGATACTACTATTATAACTAATAAAACAGTTGCAATTACAGCTCAAGCAGATCCAACCTTTAACGCTAATAGAGTTGGTAGTGCTAGAATTAAAGCTATCACACCTAATACAGACTATACTGTTAGTATTACTAAAGGTGGTACAACTTATACTGTTACTGTTACTACACCAGATTCTCCGAAAATTGATGTTGTATTAACATCATTAAAGACAGGTGTATCCCCAGATGCAGGAGAAACTAATCCACATACTATTACACGAACTAATCTTAACAGTACTTCAGGACAAGAAGAAGGGTTAGAGGATATATCAGGTATAACTGTAACTCAACTAGATACTAGTCTAGAGTTTGAAGGTAATGCTACTTTCACTATAACAGGTAAAGGTGGTCCAGATGCTGAACGATTAGATACATATCAAAACCAAGTTTCAGTTGTTTCAAAACTACCTGCTAGATCTAAACATGGTAGAGTAGTTAAGATTATCAATACAGATACGTCTGATGATGCATATTATTCACGTTTTATAGCTGATGATACTACATCAGGTGAAGGTTATTGGGAAGAATATATAGCACCTGATGCATCTCCTGGCCTTACAGCTTCGACTATGCCTCATGAATTAGTCAATACAGGGACTAATGCCTTTACATTTAGACCAGCTACTTGGACTAATAGACTAGTAGGAGATGATACAACTAACTCTCATCCTAGTTTTGTAGGTAAAAAGATACAACAAGCATTCTTTGCAAGTAATAGATTAGGCTTCTTAACAGGTGATAATGTTTCATTAAGTCAGTCTGGGGAGTTCTTTAACTTCTATCACGCCTCAGCGATGACTCAGATCGTCTCTGACCCTGTTGATTTAAGTTGTTCGAGTATTAGGCCAACTTTACTTACAGGCGTTCTACCGACCGCACAGGGGCTGATCCTGTTCAGTAAGAATCAACAGTTCTTGATGTATGCACCTAATGGTATATTCACTCCTAATACAACAATCATACGTGGTATATCAAACTATGAAATGGATATTGATATCGATCCAGTTGATAACGGAACTGATATTGTATTCTTAAGTAAGACACCAGGTTATACTCGTATCTTTAATATGAGGACCAGGGGTCAAGAAATGAATCCTAATGTATTAGATATAGGAAGGATAGTATCTGAATATATACCTGATACAATTACAGATTTACTAGCTAGTCCACAAAACTCTTTCTTAGCTATGTGGGGAGCTTCTATAGATGATGTATATTTCTATAGAACATACAGTGATGGTCAAAGAGATTTGATGCAATCATGGTTTAAGTGGAAACTACCTGGATTAGTACAAACAATAGCAGTTGATTCTGACGTGCTATATGCTGTTACTATGCAAGGTGGTCAATATACTTTAATCAGTGCTAGTCTTAACCAGACTCCAGAGGAATCTATATTGGTTAACTCTGCTGGTCAGAAAATGAATCCTTGTATGGATTTATATGCTACTGCTAGTTCTGTAGCTTTTGATCAAACTGATCCTATCAATCCTTTTTCTAAATGTTATATACCATTCAATAATGTATCAGATTTAACTCCTGTACTTGTTATTGGTAGTACCACATCTGATTTAACTAATGCTACCTTTGTTGAATCTGGTTTTACTATTACACCTACTGTAGATTCAGATGGTGGGGGAGCTTATTTTAAAGTTCCTTTTAAAGACTTAACTAGTGTAGCAAGTAAAGTAATTGTAGGATTTAAATATACTTATGATGTAACTTTACCAACAATATTTTTTAGTAATGATCCTAGTGGTACCAGAGCAGATTATACTGCATCTTTAACCATAGCTAGAGTTAAAATCTCTACTGGTTTATCTGGAGTATTAGGTTTTAAACTTAACCGAAAAGGTACGGACGACTATACTGATGTAAGTCCTGTACCTGATGCAAACTTTTATTTAGCTAACGACGTACCTCTAATAGAGTCAGTATCCGTAGCTAACATCCCTATCCACCAAAAGAATACAAACTTTACTTTAAAAGCTTATAGTGACTCTCCTTTTCCAGTGTCCTTAAATTCTATGATGTGGGAAGGGTATTATTCACCAAGATTTTATCAAAGAGCTTAATGACTACCCAACAAGAACGTGAGATTTTTTCAGAAAGAACTGAAGAAATAATAAGAGAAGCAGCTGGAAAAAACAAGTTTGC